AAATTCGGTATTCAATGATCTTCGCTTGAACATCGTCAGGAAGAGCGGACATGAATGTCTTCGCGGTAGTCTCCTTTGCATACGCATATTTGTTGAGAAGAACATCTACATCAAGAGATGGCGCATCATTGTTCGACACGATGAAGTTATATGCGTTTGGATAATGAGCAGGAACATAGTACATTCGTGAGAAGTCCTTTGTTTGTTCATCTCCCAACGAGTTGAACTCTTTCGACAACGCGAACCAGAAATGACGAATCTCTTCCCGGTCAACATTTCGTGTCAACGGTAACACAACACGGAACTTAGGATGCGCTTCCGTTGATGACGCAGACGAATAACATATGAACTTGTAATCCTCGAATGTTTGTAACGCGTCGTCGAAGGACGTCGTGTAGTCGTCAACGTCCAATGCAGCCCAACCGGCCCAGCAGACGACATTCGCATTCCTACGAAGGTCGCCAGCGTTGAATACGGCTGGGCTTATTAGAGGCGATGCATCAGGATGAAACCGTTCATCCTTCTTAGGCTTATACCCTGGCTTCCTAGCCAGCGAATATAGCAGCGATTCAAATTCTTCCCACGTCATATTCTCCATGCGTCGATGGGTCTTGTTGTCAAAGATCGACTTGAAGATAGTAAGAGAGTAGTTCATTATGTAGACGATATGTTATTAGCCTTCGAAGCTTTCGAAGATGTAGTCGATGATGCCGTGATTGCCCGTGTGGTCAGGACCAACCCAACCTTCAGGCTTGATGAGGTCAGGCAGTCCTAGTGGGTTAGGGCGTGATGCCTTAACGCCGACTTCCTTGCCGAGGTTTGCTTCGAGGACTTGATCCCACGCGCGGTCGAAGTCAACGACAAGCAGGTCAAGTGTTCCTACCGCGACGACGACGAGGTCGATGAGCGAGTCAACATATCCCTCCGCGTCCTTCTCTTCGATGGCCTTAAAGCCTTCATTCACTTCCTCCTGAAGGAATCGGAATCGGAAACCTAGGAACTCGAGCAGCTGCTCGCGACTAAGTTTCTTCATTGCTTCATGAACTCCGTAATGGGCATGCATGTAATTCATGTCGGCTGAAACAGACGCGGGGAAATTCCCGTCGGGTTGGTTCATGAAGTCAAATAACGCTTGTGTTGTTAGTCCTGGTGGTGTCATAGGTGTGTCAATTAGTGGCGAGTAGTAAATCTTATCGGATGGGCTGCGCATAATTAAAGCGCATGCTTCCTCCTCTGGAGTTAATGGTGTCATACAAAGAAGTCTTCGAGGCTTGATGTTGCAGTGTTCTTCCAGCCGATTGCATCAAGAATAAGTTGCAACGGCTTGCGGAAGTTGATGTCGAACAGCGCATCACGGTCAATCCACTTGTCAAGTTCGAACTCAGGCGGGAACTTGTCGATGAACCCGATCACGTTCTCCTTCGTAGGATTACCTTTCTTGAGGAAGACAAAGCGGAGGCGGTCGCCGTTCTTAAGATAGTAATGCTTGACCTGCAAGCCCATATCCTTCACCCGCTTGTTATACATGATAGCTGCCCTACTATTTTGTGGCGTTCCTTTGATGTAGTAAGGCTCGGTCTTCTGCATATACTTCTTGATGTTCGATACACCACGAGGCACCGCGATCTTTTCAATAGGATGTTCGGCAAAGATTTGTTCGAACTCGAGGACGCGCTTCTGGATGTCCTTTTCTGTCCCATTGATTAGCAGGTTAAAGATGTCCTTAAACTCTGTGCGGCAGATCTTAGGAGTCGATGACTTGATTGCTTCAATGCCTTTCATTACCATCTTAGGCTTGGAGTACACAACGCCTTCCGACGATAACACATTCAGGATATACCGCTTCTTAGCCGTGAAGATAGCGACCGATGAAATCTTTTCGAGTTTCATCGCCATCATATTCTTATAGGCATTCGTCTTAACGGCTAGGTCAGCATATGTTCGGATGATGATCGGTTCAAGGGCTGTCTTAGCAAACTCCTTGCAGAAATCATGCTTGTCCTTAGGCTTGCACATGTTGACAACATCGCCTGCCGCAACATAAACAGAGTCGGTGTCGGCCGCGATGATACGGTCAACCGGGCGCTTGTCCTTTAACGCGGATGACATATACGTGTTAAGCGCTTTCTCGACCGACTGAATAACATATTGGCCTGAGAGGGTAATACCTTCGGCGAGGTCAATGGAGTAGTAACGGAAGAAGCGGTTCGCGGTTGCGCCGTAAAGAGAGTTGAGAAGAATCTTGAGACACATCTGCTTGTTCGACGCAAGGTCAATCTCGATCTCAAGCTCGCGGTAATGAGGCGACTTCTTGTCCGTGACTTGCAATTCGGATTCAGCCTTAAGCATCGCCTTCTTAACGTCAACACGGTTCCTATAGATCTCTTCGACAATCATGGGAATGATCCCTTGCTTATCGGTGCGGAAGCATGCTCCGTTAGCTGCAATAGTCAGACCTGGCTCAGGATTCCATTGCTCGACATCAGGGTTGTCGAGCATTTGCTCAGGAGACAATCCGTTGACCTTCATATGTTTCACCATTGTCTCAGGCGACATATTGTGCTGCACGATGAGCATCGGATACAGCGAGTTAAGGTCGAATGACATGACCCACTCATGTCTCCCCCTGATGACTGGCTTAACAAAGCCGCCGGCATAATCAGTCTTGAACGAAACGTCATTGGGCGGCACCGCTATATGTTTGTCAGCGAGGCGACGGAAAATGATTGCGTCCCAAATAGCGACCGTGCCTAGCGTGTCACCGTAATTAACGCCGCCGTAGTAAGCAAGCGTGAACACCAACGAGATAAGGCCAATCTTAGCCTCCATCTTCTCAATGAGTTCGATGTCAACACAGTTATAGTCGACATACATATTGAAGTTCTTATCATAGAGGTCGGACAACGATGCGTAGTCCTCCGAATAGTCAATCTTGTTCTCGCCTAACACAACCTCAGCAATGAAGTCAAGCTTATATGACTCCTGTGCGCCGTATGTGTTGATCGTGAACTTCTTGAACAGCTCCATGTAGTCGAGCTGCTGGATGCCTTGAATGTTAAAGAAGAGCTGCTCTTTCCCCTTGACGACAGTCGTCTTCTGCTCGAGTTCTCCCCATGGCGAAAGCTTCTTGACCATGTCATAATCAAACACGCGCGCAATGCGGTTCACCAAATAAGGAATGTCGAAGAAGCGAGTGTTCCAGCCCGTGATAACATCAGGACAGTTCGATAAGTCGGACCACCATGCAATGAAGTCGGATAACATTTCCGCCTCAGTCTCGAAATACCGAAACTCCTTCTTGATGTGAGGAACGATCGAAGCGGACTCGTCGTATTCCTTCGTGCCCCAGATGATGTAACGATTGAGACGCGATGACTTCAAGCCGATGACAGTCAACTCTTGATCTGCAACCGAAGGCTCAGGGAATCCTTTGTCAGTTTTACACTCGATGTCGAGCGTCACAACGTCAATACGGTCAGGCTTATACTTGATTTCTCCAGGAAATTCTGCTTGGATGAACGCAGGGATATGCCTATCATTGCCGTGAATCTTGAACGACGAAACACCTTCGTATTGCTTAATGAACGCCTTCGACTCCGACATTGAATCAAAGCGGATAGGCTCGAGCGGTTGCCCATCGAGTGATTTCCACTTTGCATTACGGTCCTTCGATTCAACGTAGAGAGTCGGCCGGAACTTAAACCTCTCATAGACCTTTGCGCCGTCTGCATCATATCCACGATACATCAGGTTATTCATTTTTCGATCTATGCAGGTGTAGAAGCCGTTAATCATATTTTGGTAATTGTAATCTATTTGTGCGGGGTTGTAAATAACATTCAGGACTCTAGGAAATAAATCGCAAGCATGGCAAAGAAGATGCCTATCATCTTGTGGATGCTGATCTCCTCGTGATATGCGAAGCGGCTCACTAGTGTTAGGGTAAAGATGTTGACGATGACTATGATCGATGTCGCGACCGCCATGTTCTTGTTCTTGAATGTCTCGATCAAACACACGAGCCCAACCATGTAGGTACTGAAACCCGCGGCATAGAAGCGCATACTTGGATTTGAGATCCAATACCTAAAGATCAAGTCGCCAACAGTCAACATTAGGCCGCCGCCTATCAAACACATCCAATCCCTCACTTGACGTTTCCGATTGAATACTTAGGCACAAGGTTCCAGGCTTGCTTATCACGATGTGAGATGATCTTGATCTGCTTGAGCGAGCAGCACTGGCAGTTACCGCCGAAGTTCACGATGCTCACCAGTCCCCAATCGGACAAGAGAGTTGCAATCGTGTTCCGCCTATGCAGGTCATCCTCGAAAAGATTCGAGGGTTTGCCGTCAAGGATAAAGAGTTCCTTGAAGTGTACGATGAAGTATCGTCCTTGCTTATGTAGGATATGACAGCTTTGGTACAGCGTGTTATGTTCCTTCTTCGAGGATACGCCGATACGCGTAAGAGTCTCCTTGACCTTCAGGAAATCATCAGGTTCATTCAACGAAATCTCCAGCATGTTCGAAGGAGTCCAATCAGTTATCACTTCATTTTCAGTCATATCTTTATTTCTTTCCTGAGCCGCCGACATCATTGCGTTTCCGCAATTCAATCAAGGCCTCCTCAGTGTATAATTTATAGGCATCACGCGCTTTGTCAGCCGAGTATCCGTACTCCGTCATGATGAGGGCAACATCTGCAGAGTCGTCAATCTTCTTTGACCATTTGCTAAACCGCTTACGAGGTCGAAGCCCGTGCCTAAGAAAATCGAACTGCATCTTGGCCGGTAACGCGGCCCGCTCGTTCATTGCATTCGCGTATAGGATCGTATCTTGAAAGTACGAGAGGCCACGGTTAATGATGAACGGAACATACGCCTTGTCAGGAGAGTCGGGTATTGATCCGTTGCTTGAGTCAGCATAACAGTCGACGAGCAGATCTACTCCTCTTGCGCCGTCGTTGATTGCATTCAGAAAATCGAATGGGCCAAGCTTCTTAGGCCCAACAACCTTTTCGACAACGGGGGCCGCTTCCTTCTTTGCACGAGGTTTCTTTGTTTTAGCGGCCACGGGTTTCAGTCGAGAATTCTTCGAAGGTTACAGTCCGCCGATTACGATTGTCGGACGGTCCAGTTGAGTATGTCATTGCTTTACAGTGCGCCTCGTAATCATCAAAGACGGTCGTGCCGTCAAGTTCAGTTAGGGAACCTGGCTTGACATAAGCGATAGTGACGTGAGGATTGTATGTAGGGAAATTTGTCTTGACGTTGAACTTTGTCTTTAGGCGTTCATGCAAAGGTGCGAGTTGACCCGCTCCCTTAACTTCTATGACAAGCACGTCAGACTCAGGACGATTCTCGGATGCAGGGAACCGCTTGATAGGCCCTAACACAATGTCGATCAATGTCGAGTGATCCAAGCCGTCCATAGCCTCCGCCTCAACCTCTTCGAACTTCGTGCTTTGTGGAAAGCCGTATAAGACAGTGCAGTGACAGTATTTCTCGCGGCCGTCGCCTGCAAGATCGTCGTCCGAGATGTTATTTTCCGACCAGGCGGTAATCATTCGAGTCACGTCGCTAGGCATGCTAAGCATCAGGCACCCACGCCAATCAGTTTCGCCTTTTGATTCTGAGATGTAATTGCGTACTTCCATATTCTTATTTCCATTCGACCGAGCCCATCAGTTCAGTTAGGCATGCGACCATGTTCAGTTCTTTGTCAGCGACGAACGCGGACTTGTAAGAGTAATCCGCGAGGATCAACACCG